GTGCCATAGTTATTCTTTGGCTTTGTGAAAATATGTTTGGATCAGAGACAGGAACTATGTCAATTCGATCATCAAAGTCACTAACTTTTATTTCTCTTGCACCTGATCCTGTGTCAAATGGGTATTCAGGTGGTAAGTAATCTGCAAAAACTTTAGCCAAAAGATTAAATTCTAATCTTTGTGCGTAATGCAATCTTTTGTGAATAGCACTCATGACTTTTGTGCCACGCTCTAATAAAGCTACTGTAGTTCCTACTGGCATGGCTTGATTCATGTCACCAACATTCATATCACCAATAGAGGCAAATCTTTTGCCTGAATCTACCAGTAAACCAAGTAATTGCATTAATACATTACTAGGTTCTTTGATTGGAAGTGGTATTAAGTTTTCTCTTAATGAGCCACCTGTGGTATCAATGTCTCTAAATTCACCGGGTTGTAATGGTTCAGCTTCATCACGAATACGCATCCCTCTTGCTTTAAATCCTGCTGGTAGATTAGCCAATGTTCCTGCATCTATTAACTGTCTTAGTATTGAGGTAGTAGCTTTGGATATACCTCCAATCATGTGTGATAGTCCAAGACCATAGAAACCTAAACCGGGTAAAAACTTGTATTGAACAAAGTAATTGATTTTATTTTTACCAGTATCTTCAGGATTGTAATTTCTTCTGATTGCAAGCACTTGATTGGCTTGTTCGTCTATCGTAACTATGTATGGAAGTTTTAAACCTGTTGGCTCACCCTCTTGATCTGTGTCTTCAAAGCCTTCTAAATCAAGAATTGTGTGTATTTCATAGATGGTTCTATTTCTGTCTTCTGTGTAACTAGGAGATATTCCTTCAATTGCATCAATCTCAGTAGTTATTTCATCTCGACTTTCATAAGATTCTTCAGGAATGTCTACATCAATGTAAAAACCTGATAGTTGTTGTTTCTTAACTTCATTGCGAGACATGGTAATTGCATGTGTAATTCTTTCTGCTGAAGACATGTCAGGAGCTTCATAAGGAACGATTAAATCTTCAGGTGGAATAAATTTAGAAACAGCTCTTTGTAAAACAAAATCAAAATAAATTTTCTTAAAACAAGAACCTGCTAGTGGTAGATAAAACAACAATTGATCTAACTCAGGATCATAGTCTTTCATTACATTCATAATGTAATAATTCATAAACTCTTGCACTCTTTCAGCTTGAGCTTCAGTTTCTATTGTTCTTTGACCAAGAATTTGTGTCTTAACTGGTCCTTTAGCAGGCAGTAATTCTTTGTAAGCCTGAGCTTGGAACTGGGTTGTTGCCTCTGCAAGGATCGGATGAACCACCCCTGATGATCCTTGAAATGGTTGTGATCGACTTTCATCGAACTTCATTCCCAAATATTTTAATCCATCAGTGTAGGTTTTTTCCCAATCACTTCTTGATTCAAGATCGCCTTTAATAGAATCAATTAAATTAGATGATAGTTTGGATAGTTCGTCTTCGTCAATAAATTCAGCTAAGTTAGCAAAAAAGTCTTCTTCTTCGTTTTCTAAATTTGATAATTCTGCTGCAATTTGTTCATCAAGCAAAACTTCATCGTCTGTAACTAAAATGTTTTCAGAGCTATTGATTGCTTCTGATCTGCTTTGCTCAGGGATAATTTCTACAGAACTGCCTGACTCAATTATGTCAGGGTTATTTTCTGTGCCTAATACTCTTTCAACTGCCATAATAAACCTTAGTGTATCACTCTTTTTTCATTAAGTTTTTGTAATAACTCTTCGCCATGAATCTCTGTCAATTCTCCTTCTATTATCAATCCCTGAAACTCAGCAATAGCTTCTGCTATTTTTTCTTCTCTAGCAAAAATATTAGGTCCTACATATTCAATGCCATCCCAAACAAACGATGTAACAAAAATTTTCATTAATTAATAATACACTGTTCTGTCTTTTCTTAATAATTTTACTTCATCTTGATAATCTTCATGCAACGATAAAAAACCACCTTGTCTAAATCTCATTAGAGCCATGGTTGCACTATCACAATAGTCATCATTATCACCATAAGGGAAACTTGCCATTTCTTCAATAACTTCGTCTGCAAAAGATTCATCAGGTGCCCAAACCATGCTTGATTCAAAGATAGGTGCAACACTGTTCATTCTAGCAACCTTATCTTGACCTCTGCTAGGAGAGTAAGAGGTTACAGGTATGCCCATTCTTCTCAATTCTTGTGCTAAAGGTGTTCCTGATGCTTTGGCTTCAATTAATACGCAATCAGGCTCCCAGTATTTATACTCATCCCAAGCCAAGCGTTTTAGTTCAGGAAAATCTACACGCATCCTTTTTGCATCTAATAAAATAATACAAGGCGTATCATTTTCTTCATTCTCAAAAACTGCCCATGTTGTTATTGCTGAATAATCAGCAGTTTCTTTTTTAGAAAAAGCAGTATCGTAACTTTGTATGACATAGTTATATTCAGGTACTTTTTCTTTTTCCCATCTTTGCCACCAATCTCTTTTAACAATTGAGCCTTCTTCAGCAGTAGGATTCTGCATCCACTGAGCGTTCCATTTAGCTATAGGTAACGATGCTTTTACTCCTAAAAGTTCTTCTTTCTTCCAAAACTCACCCCACAAAGGCTTATCTGTTTCAGGCATGATTGCAGGAAACTCTACTACCTCCCACTGATCGCTGTTCTCATCTCCTTGTTTTTTAAGAACTTTTCCTACCAAATCTTTTGTGCTCCACCTTGTCATTACTATGACAATAGTTCCACCCGGTTGTAATCTCTGTCTAGGTCCTGATGTATACCATTCATAGGCAGAGTCCATAGATTTGGGTGATAGTGCATCTTGTTCACTATGTGGATCATCAATAATCAGTAGATCAGCACCACGACCAGTAATTGCACCACCAACACCTGCTGCGAAGAATTCACCTTCCATGTTACTTGTCCATCTTCCTGCTGATTTGTTGTCTGCTTGTAGGCTCACATTAGGAAAAACAGTCTTAAAATCTTCAGAATCAATTAAATTTCTTACTTTTCGACCAAAACGAACAGCTAATTCTGATGTATGGGTACATTGAATGATCTTTAACGCTCCATTTAAACCCATCATCCATGCAGGAAAGAAAGTAGAGGCAAATTCTGACTTGGAATGTCTTGGTGGAAGGCAAACAATCAATCTTTTTAACTTTCCTTGTGCAATACGATTAAATTTGTCAGCAATAATTTTGTGATGGCGACCTTCAATAAAAGTATCACCCCACATATGCTTTACAAAGCTCATAAAGTCTTTTTGACAAGATTCTTGCTTGCCTAATTGATCGTATTTGTGTAATAAAGCAAGAGCTTCAGCTTTGTCTTGAGGAGAAAGAATATCAAAATCTTTTAAATCGCTAGTATTCATAAGAGTCAGGCAAGATAGATAGATAGTGACATTTTTGGTTCTACCTTGCCCTAAGCACTAATGGAGTAATGCCTGAATAAATTATAGACCAATTAAACCTCATACCATTCTTTATTTTGAAACATAAGAGATTCTGCCTCTCTTCTTCGTATCAATCCTTTTTTTACTTCACCATTTGCCTTATTCCAACGCTTCATTTGAGCAGGAACATCATCGTGTTTACCTTCGTTTAATACTCTAAGCATAGTGCTAGAGTTTAGATTGGTTGGTCCTAAGTTATATGTCCAAGAAACCAAAGCATCAAATTCATTTTGTTTTAAATCTACTTTAACTGCTATATCTACATCATTACAATATTCTTGTAACTCATGAACTAACATAGACTCTGCTTCTTCTTTTGTAATTACTTCGCCTTCTTTTACATCTTTAGTATGACCATAACCAATAGTCCAAACACCTGCAGCACATTTATATGCTTCAAGCTCACAGCCTTCAAACTTTTTAATTAATGCTATGCCTTCTTTTGATATATTCATTAGTCTTTATCAGGTGTGTTTGAAGCACCAAAGTAAAAGCTAATTACAGCACTTGCCAACCCACCTAAATAACCTAAGACTAAGTTAATAAGTGCTTCTGAATTTTGTTCTGGTGGTTGTAATGTTACTAAAAAGATGTAACCCATAAAGCCACCAACAATAACTATGCCCATGATTCTAGCAGTCCAGTCTTTACTAAACTTACCACGAGCGTCTTGTTTGTCTGCTACTTCTAGCTTAAATACATCTACTTCAAGCTCTTTCATTTGTAGCTCAAAGCCTTGTTCTGCTTTTTTAAGCTCTAACATTTGTTCTGGAGTAGCTGCTTGTATTGCTTTATTAATAGATTTTGGGTCTGATTGGCAACCAAGTACCCCAGCTATAACTGATGCTGCCTGACCACCTAATGGTCCACCTAATGCTGAACCAAGCGTAGGAGCTAAAGCACCTACAACATTTTTAATTAAACTAAATTTCATATAATTATCCGTTTAAAGGATTGTCATCCTTGTTTTCTATTTTATTTATATTTTTTTCTAAGAACTGTAAGTCAGCCTTTATGGTAGCTATGTCAGTTTTAATTTCTGTAACATCAGGTATTGCCAAGCTATCTATAGATTTATTAATGTACTCTACAGATGTTTCTATTGCTGCAAAGCGTTCTTCAATAAGCTGTTGTGCTGATTCAGTATCACCTATGCCACCTATCTGAGCTTCAAGGTTATCAATTCTATTAACATAGGTTGCTCCTGTGTAGCCAAACCCAGCGAGAGTTGTAACTATTCCTGCAAGAGCTATTAGTTGTGTTGTTTTATTTTCAAACCAATTCATAGCTATCTCCAAATATTAGGTTGATCATTCATCATCTGACTTAAACCTTTTAAATTATCATTTACCAGTCCATAGAAAGCACTGGTGTTGTCATTTAGTGTAGCAGATGAGTATATAGATTGACTAGAATACCAGTCTGTAGCATCAGACATAACTATTTTTTCATAATTATTAAATGCAGGAACATAGCCTATTAAAGCTATAAGTTTTGACTCATCTCCATACTTACCTGTTTCTTCTTGTTGTTGTTCTTGTTCTTCTTGTTGTGCTTCTATATTTGCAGCAATAATCTTATCTGCTATTTGATCTGCTTCTGATGTTGTATTTATGTCTGAAGATGCAATGTTTATTTCTGCTTCAACTGAAACTACAGCTACATTTTGTACAACAGTAGAACCACCTACTGACACATTATCATTGCTCATAGTATTGGTTGTTGATGAGGTTTGAATACCTGCGGTACTAGACATAGATAGAACTTGATTTGTTTGTGCAGAAGCACTGGCATATTGATCTGATGAACTAGGAGAACTTGAAGTGCTTATTCCACCTGAGCTGTTTTGAGAAGATTTATTTGAGCTAATGTTAGTAGTTGCACTAGAACTTTGAGAGCCACCAGTAGCTTGTGAGTAACTCTGATTTGCAGTTTTTACTCCATTTCTTACTACATTAAGAGCTACAACCATTAATTTGTTTTTACCAGTAGGAGATTCATTTTCTACTGCTGCAAATTCTTCTTCAATTATATCTAATGATTCTTCTGCTACTTCTTCTCTTTCAATTCGTTCTTCTTCTATCTCAGCTTCTACCAATCTTTCCTCTATTTGCTCAAAGACTTCTTCAACCACCTCCTCTTCAAATATTTCTTCTATAAATTCTTGTTCAGGCTCTTCTAACTCTGCAAATTCCTCTTCTCTGCCGTTTGTTTCTTCTTCAAACCACTCTTCTAATTGTTCTATATTTTCAAACTCTATGAAGGTATCAGGTTCGCTGTAATCTTCTACCAAAAATGTTTCTTGAAATAAAAATTCATCTAACAACATTTCATCTTGGTGTTGTTGATCTTGGTGCAAATCCCAAGCATCCATTTGTACATCTAAGTCATCATAAGAAGTAACGGCAGAAGTATTAAAATCAATCATGCCATCATCACTGAAACTTATATCATTGCCTAGCCAGTCATCAACTTGTTCTTGACCAAACTGGTCTACATCTAAGGCGTACCAATCAGCATCAGTAAATTCTGAACAGTTATTTTGATAGCATGGATCATTGGGGTCTAACCACTCGTCAAATTCTTCGTCATACCACATATCTTCTTCAGAGAATCCATAGTCTGTTTCTTCATCAAAGTAAGCTACAGAGTCTTGTTGGTTATACCCTCGGCAAAAAGGTGCATATTGTGGGTCTTGATCGCATTGTTGATCGTCATACGCTTCCCAATATAAAGGGCAAGACTCATTATAAAGCTGAGTGATATTACATTGTTGAGTTTGATAAGCTGCTGCGTAACCACTGCATCCTGCGTTGTTTAAAGGATCGCTACAATCTATTGCATTGCCTGTTCCTGATCCATACAAAGAGCCACCACTTTCTAATAGAGTATTTGAAGATGAGCTGTTCCACGTTCCGCTAACACATGAGCTAGAGTTAGTCGTACCTGTAGAACATTGATCGTAAAACAAGTATTGATAAACTTCTGAACTGCCACTCCCAATTTCTCCGATTAGAACATCATGCTTGGTAATGTCTAATGCGCCATATCTAAACTCAAAGTTATCATCACGCCAAAGTATTACTTCAAAGCTGTTATCGGATGCTCTGTTAAACTCTTTCATGTCATACCAACCAAAAACTGTTTTATCGTCAAAGCTTTTGGCTAACATACTAGAATTACTGTCTCTTATAAGATCAGTCCAAAATGGAAGTAAGGTATATGTAAACTGACTGGTTAATGGATCAGGTGTGTAGTCGTTGCAGTAAGCTCCTGATGTTTTAAAGTGCAAACAACCATTGGTGGCTATTCTTCCTTGAGTAAATTCTTGTCCGTAGAAATCAAAAGTAAAGCCTAGATTAAATGCTCCTGAAACTTGATCGTCTCCTGCATTCAGGTTAGTAGTACCTGATTGATTGGTAAGGTTTATTAAAGCCTGATTAGCTTCATAGACATATGTACTAGATACATTAAGACTTAGTAGACACGCTACTGCGTAGCATAGAATTCTTTTTTGCATTGTTTGTTTGTTTTGGTTTTTCTTGTATAGATAACTTTGACACCACTAACTATATCCTTGTTTAGATTTTCTCTATTTGGATTAGAGTCATTAGTGCATTCTTTAATAAATTCTGCTTCGGCATCTTCTACATCAGGTCTTTTACTAGCATTGGCTGCCCATTCTGCTTTTGCTTCTTTGCCAATCTTTCCTTCATATGGACAAGGAGTTCCTGCCATAAACATAGCTTTAAAAACTCTTTCGTCTTGGCATAACAAAGCAACTGATGCTACCTTCATACCCATGTCATATAGATATTTAGATAGCTTTAGGCGTTCACAGTTCTGATCTATAACTGCTTTACCACCTGAGAACCCAAACACTTGCCCTTGAAAAGCACCTGATACACCACTTGTACATAAGTCCTGTGAATAAGACATTATAGATGGAGCAATAGCAGATGCTGGAGGTGCTTCTGATTTTACATTTTGATTAATAGTTTGAGTGCTGTTTGACTCATTTATATTTCTGTTTGTGTTATCAGACTGACTATTATTATTATTCTGATTAACATTGTTTGTTTTAACATTAGAATCAGAAGTTGACTGATTTACATTTGTATTTTGATTCGTGTTAGCTGATGTGCTGTTATTTGTATTGTTAACTGTCTGATTTACAGTGCTATTTACTGTGCTGTTGTTAGTGTTCTGATTAGTATTTACATTCGTATTTGACGAAGTATTGTTATTTGTATTTACAGAAGTATTAGAATTGGTATTGCTATTG